CATTTCAAAGGCGTAAACCCCTTAACATTCCGTAAAGACTCGGCATTCGTGTAGTAAAGTTCACATTCGTCTGTCTTTTGAAAAGAAGAGACGGATTGTTTTCAATCCTTTGTGAAATACGACGCCGTTCGGCATACACTCGTTTCCACGCTCGTTGAATGATTCTTATCCAAATCGTTTTCTTTATCGCGAGTTCCACCGGATATGAATTTCCACAGATTTTTACATCTATGAAATATTGTTGGACTATTTCTGGCTGAATATAGGTTGGACTTTTCATTATTTTTTGGTAATTACGAATGAACGGATGATTCAGTTTGTTTTCAGGCATCGCCTTGTATGTTCTGGTATAAAGTCTCACGATTTCATTCATTTCCCAATATTCATCATTCCAATCGCAATCTTCTTCATCATCGCTTTCATTATTTGAAAAATATTCTCCTCTAGGATTGTGCCTATAAATGGTAATGTAATGACCTAGACATTTGTCTAGAATGATAGAATCATCAGAACCATGATGAAGTGGATGATAGATTTCACACAAACACAACTCAAATTGGTTTACAGGGTAAAATTGGTTTAAATCGTCCATTTTATTTTTTCACACCTTAAATTTATTTCTTGTATTAAAATAAATTTAATTTAAAATTCTTTTCAATTTTTTTAGAGACTTATAATATAAGTCTCATGAAATTACCAAAATTACCAAAAATATCTTTGCCAAAAATTCCAAAAGCAATTTCCAAAGTTTTAGAAAATAAATACGTATTGTATTTTGTATTTTTTCTGGCATTAGCTAATTTATTTGGGTATATGCTTTTAGGAAATGTTAACGCGATTATTTTTTTCATATTAGCTGGATTTGTATGTAAATTTTTTACTAAAAATATGATTCTCATTATCAGTATTCCTATTGTCTTGACAAGTGTACTTATGATTGGACAAAAAATAAAGGAAACTTTCCAAACTATGGAAGATAAAAGTTCTACCGACAAACCTAAAAAATCAAATACTTCAGACGAAATTGTTTATCCTATGGATCATGTAACTGCAGAAACAACTGAAGATTCTACAATTACACCTCCATCTGATGCAGAGACAACTTCAGCTCCAAAAGTAGAAAATGAATCCATGACAACAATGTACAAAAAGAATAAACGTATCGATTATGCATCGACCGTCGAAGACGCGTATTCTGATTTAAGTAACATTTTAGGCGGAGATGGTATTAAAAATTTGACGACAGATACCCAAAAACTAATGAGTCAACAACTTCAATTGGCAGATGCAATGAAAAGTATGACTCCACTTCTGGAATCGGCAAAAGGATTACTTCAGGGATTTGATATGAAAAATTTAAATTCCTTGTCTAGTTTAGCAAAAAACTTTAATATGAGCGGTGGTGGTTCACTTCCTACTCCTGCCGAAGAATAAGTTTAACATGTTGCACAAAGTTTTATCTATTGTCTAGTAAAAAAGAAGTATGAAACATTATTGTACACAATAAAATATTTGTATACAATATACAGAAGAAACTCGCTATTTTATAAATTTAAAAAAACCGAAAATTCGAAATGCCAAGCAAATACTCCAAATATTATTCGATTCCTAGTTCTTATTCAAAAAAATGCCCTCCTGGTGTCATTTGTCTTGAAAATATGACTATGTTTTTTATTGTTCTTATGATTGCTTTGTTGATTTACTATTTTTCAAGACAACCACAACAAATAAACAAAGGAAAAATTATTATTCAAAGAGAAAGACCGACGACTTTTGTGAATACATTTGTTCCAAATTATCCATACACAAACCAAACTCCTGATGTTTTGCTTGACCCGTATACTCCTCCTTTAAGAGACGAACGATATTTAGTTCCTGTTCCTACCCGTATCCCTATAAATGTTCAAACCAATATAGGAGCGGTCGATACAAATTATAGACAACTCGGACTATTAAAGCCTGTGAACGGTTCGAAGAATATATTACCACTCATGGGACGCCCCCTATTGGTCAATCGTGACACGTGGCAATATTATACGATGAGTGACCAAAATAACAGTGTCAAATTACCCATTCTTAAAAAAGGTAAATCATGCACCGGCGAATATGGGTGTGACAGTTTGTATTCTGGCGATGTCGTTTTAGTAGAAGGTTACGACCAACGATTTCGCGTTTCACTCTATGATAATGATACGATTCGTTATATACCTTATTAGTTTACAATATTGTGCATTTGAAATGTTTAATATTGTAATTTATTTTATAGAGATGCATTCTCGGCATTTGTAACAGATGCATCCATTATTTTTTGATCTACATTTTCTCCTGACGGTACAGATTCACTTTTCATGTTTGAAACTATCTTTTTATAAACACTATCAATTAATTCATCCATCGTTGTGTTAATAGTAATGGTAACATTTTCTTTACCAGAATTTCCAGCTGCTGCATCGCCTATTGAAGCTGCTGCATCGCCTTCTGGAGCTGGGGTATCACCTTCTGGAACTGGATCATCACCTGTTGAAGCTGGGGCATCACCTTCTGGAGCTAGAGCATCGCCTTCTGGAGCTGGGGCATCACCTTCTGGAGCTGGGGCATCACCTTCTGGAGCTAGAGCATCGCCTTCTGGAGCTGGGGCATCACCTTCTGGAGCTAGAGCATCGCCTTCTGGAGCTGGGGCATCACCTGTTGAAGCTGGGGCATCACCTTCTGGAACTGGAGCATCACCTTCTGGAAGTGGAGCATCACCGGTTGAAGCTGGAGCATCACCTTCTGGAAGTGGAGCATCACCGGTTGAAGCTGGGGCCTCGCCGTTTGAAGTTGTCTTATTTTTCTCTTCTATTTCATTTTCGTCATTATTTTCTTTTTTTTCTAGAGTTATATCTTCATCTCCTAATTCTTTATTTTTTGATTCGTCTGTTGAGTCATCTCTTGATTCGTCAATTTCATTTTCACGTTCTTTTGAAGTATTCAAAAAAGAGGTAGGATCAATATTTGAATCATCTTGTTGAACAATAAATTCTTCTTTCTCAGTTTTTTTCTCTACTATTTTTTCGACTGGAACGACGTCATCACCTCCACTCCATTTTTTTAATGTTTTTTTCATCAAATTCAAATGCTTCCTATTTCTAAATGTTTTCCGTCTACCCCTTTTCTCTCGTTTTCCCTTTTTATTTTTCTTCATTGATTGTTTCTTTCTGTTTAACAATTTAGCCAATTTACCTTTAGTTAATTTCATCGGAAATAATTATTCTTTGTTATATAAAGAGAATATTTTTATTTGTATAATATAACAAAGACAACATGAACGATTTATCAAGAATTATGAATGTATCGGGTTCTTCCGTTTCAGGAAACTGTAATAACAAATGTTCCTATTCTTTTAATTATCCCGATAGTTCCGTGACAGCTACAAATAATGGAAACATGATTCAATTAAATTACAACAAATCACCTTCTTCCCAAGTCACTTTCAACAGCACAACATATAATGTATCCTCTTTTGGTATTCTAACACCATCGTCTCATAAATACAACAATTCTCTTGCAGATGCCGAATTTTTTATTCAACACTCTCCGATTGGAAGCGGCGGTTTGTTGTTTGTCTACATTCCCATTTCTCTCAACGGAAATAATGGTTCAGGGTCTGATTTCATTTCTCAAGTAATCAAGGCGATATCTAGTAGCGCTCCGTCTTCTGGTCAAAGTACTTCAAACGGAATTCGTGAATTTTCTCTCAATAAAATAATTCCTATGAAATCCTATTACAATTATACAGACGATTCAAATAATAACAATATAGTATTTGATTTGAAAGATGCATTAGGTATACAAAATGATACGGTCACTATTCTAAACAAAGTCATCCGAAAATGGAATACACCTGCTCGTTTTGGACCACAATTATTTGTAAATACACGCGGTCCTATCTTTGGAACCGACGGTGGAAACGATATTTATATTGACTGTCAACCCACCGATGCATCCAGTGAAACGGTTATGATTTCTTCCGGGACTGGAAGCGGGAGTGGACCGACGAATTCGTTCAAAAATGACATTTCATTTAATAGTGTTGTTTCAAGTCCATTTTTTATTGTTATTGTTTCTCTCGTTGCCTTTGTCCTTTTATTTTATGGAATACAAAAATTGATTTATTATTTTCATCCAATCCCGAAAAATTAAAAGATTTCATATTTTTGTATTTTCTTTTGTGAGAAAATACAAAATGTTTCTAGACTATGAAAACTAAATTATTAAATCATACCGCTATAATGAAGAGGAGCTGCATCACTCGTATCACTTGAAATGGGTTTGAAAGAATAATCACTATCATCATACTTAGGATACTGCACAGTCATCTTTTTCACCATTTCTTGTTCTAAAGTATAGGGAAACTGATGTTGAGCATTCAAATATCTGTCTTTGTGTTTCTGGTCAGGAACATAGTGTTGTAATGCATATGAACCACTAACAATCGTTGATTGATGAATCATATAAAAGGCGACGAGAATGGCCAAAACACCTAAAAAAAGAGAACAACGAGAGAAAACAAGAATGGCGATACCTAAAACAACGATTTTACCTGCAGTTGTGTCAATCATTTCGGCCAACGGTTGCGGAGTTGGGTACCCCATAATCAAATAAATTAAAAATAAAATGGATAAGATAATTTCTCCTGTTTTCATCGTTATATAAATAATAGTAGATTATTATTTTTAACGATGTATATTTTTAATTCATTTTGAGAGAAACGAGAGAAAGTAGACTTTCTCTCGAAGTTACAAAAATAGAAAGAAAAATCTAAAGAAAGAAAAGAATAAAATTGATTTCGAGTTCTGGTTCTAAAATTATATTACCAAGAGAAATTACAAAGAACTACTATAAGTTTTAAAAATGAGCATGAAAAAATTCCTAAATTTACCTAAAAATGTTTCTAGTTCTAGTTCTAGTTCTAGTTCTAGTTCTAGTTCTACATCTACACTCCAAAACAAAGAATCGAAAAAACAAGATGTGATGATTCAAACTCCAACTCCAAAAAAAGAACTCAAATATTCCATTCCCAATACATATTTGGGTCAAAAAGGATACACACTGTTAAAAAACCATATGAATCAAGAACAAATCGATTGGATAAAAAAAGAACTCACCATCAAACCTTGTGTAAATAGCAACGCCTTTTCTGGAATCACCAACAATATGTCTTCATTTCCGTCCTATCGCGAATCACAAAGTAAAATTTATGTTCCACGATATTTCGGCGAAGAACATTTTGGTCCACCCAAAGAGTATAAATTAAGTGAGGGTTTAGACATCGATGTTCCTTTTGCAGGTGAATTGAGAAACTACCAAAAACCAGCGGTGGATGCATATTTGAAACATGTTTCGAATGTTGGCGAACTTGGAGGTGCTGGGGGTGGCGGTCTCTTTGACCTTTATTGTGCATTCGGGAAAACCTCCATTTCCTTGTATATTGCCGCCGCTCTCAAGAAAAAAACACTCGTCATCGTTCACAAGGAATTCCTGATGAATCAGTGGATTGAACGCATTCAACAATTTTTACCAACCGCTCGTGTAGGCAAAATACAAGGCCAAATCATCGATATTGAAAACAAAGATATTGTTCTCGGCATGCTTCAGTCTCTTTCCATGAAAGATTATCCGCCCAACACTTTCGATTCTTTCGGATTTACCATTATCGACGAGGTTCACCACATTTCGAGCGAAGTCTTTTCGTGTGCCCTTTTCAAATTAGTTACGAAATACATGTTGGGATTGTCGGCAACGATGGAGCGAAAAGACGGCACCACAAAAGTATTCAAAATGTTTTTGGGTCAAATCGTATACAAGGCGGAACGCGAAGAAAAACATTCCGTTGTTGTTCGAGCCATAGACTATCTTTCCAACGACGACGAATTCAAAGAGGTAGTTACTGATTTCCGCGGAAATGTTCAATACGGCACCATGATTACGAAATTATGTTGTTACAGTCATCGTAGTGAGTTTATTTTGGTAGTGCTCCAAGGATTGTTAATGGAAGAAGACGCCGATAAAAAACAAATTATGATTCTTGCACACAACAAAAATTTACTCAACTATCTGTACGAAGCCATTAAAACGCGTGAAATCGCTTCGGTTGGATACTATATTGGAGGCATGAAAGAAACGGCTCTAAAAGAAAGCGAAACGAAAAAGGTAATTATAGCGACTTATTCTATGGCGGCGGAGGCGCTTGACATCAAAACTTTGAATACTCTCATCATGGCAACGCCGAAAACGGATATCGAACAGGCGGTGGGTCGTATTCTGAGGGAAAAACACGGATCGCCAGTTGTGATTGATATTATTGATGAACACATGACTTTTCGAAATCAGTGGTCCAAACGCAAATCATTTTATAAAAAACAAAATTATAAAATCATACGGACCAAAAGTGTCGGTTACAATCCGGAGGTGACTTCGTGGAAAGTAGAAAGAGAAGAAATAGACCCTATCGTAAATAAAAGTACGGATTTACAGGGAAAATGTTTTCTAAAATCGTTTATCAAAAAATAAAATATTTGTCTATATATAATAATCGGCGTTTAAAATATTAAAAAGCATAAATAAAAATAAGGAAATGAAAACTTTTTTAAAACGAGGTAGTAAAACTTACAAGAGAAAACAAAAAAAGAATTGTAAAAAAAGTCGAAAAAGAAGAGTTACTCGCGGCGGAGTTCAAGGAACACAAGAATTACAAGATAATTTATCGAATATGGAACAAAGATTACTGCAATATTTACGCAAAATTTGCCCAAATTCTGGATTTTGTATTACTTTTGGAAGCGAAAACGAAAAAATAAAATATTTCTTTGATGGTTTTACGAATTTCAAATATATTTCTTCACCTGTTACCTTGTTGAATAGTGGCGTAAGTGGATTTGTGAATGAAATTATTTTCGAGAGAAACGGATATAAAGTTTCCACCATTTTAAAATCTTCTATTAAAAATGGTTCTGACAATTTATTTTATGAAGCCTACGTCGGTATGAATTATATAAATTTACAAAATCGTTTTTTTCCTTGTTTTTTGGAAACTTATAGTTTTTTTCGTAATGATGAATATTTTTGGAATGATATGAAATCAACTAAACAAATAGGAATTCGCGGAGATCCAAATACAGAAATAAATATTCCGTCTGTTTCTGTGCAAGAATTTGCTGGTTTTTTTACGAAACTGGATACGAGTTTGAAAAATATAAATATTACTTGTAAAGACGCCAAACTGAACTGTCTTCTCACACAATATATAGAGAATCCAATATCTATGCTAACATTTCTTGAAAAAGAGATAAAACAACCTAATTTCTACGTAGAATTGTTACAAATATTATGGCAGGTCTATTCCGTATTGACTTCTCTTTCAGTGGAGTTTACGCATTATGATTTACATTATGAGAATGTCTTGTTGTACACGATTCCAGAGAACAAGTATATGGAGTTAAATTACCACAACTATACAGGTTTTGGTCGAAATGTTATAGAAATACCGGTTGTCAAAATAAAAACGAGATATATTGTTAAAATTATCGATTATGGTCGTTGTTACACACCTCTTACAGAAGAATATTACAAGACGATATGTAATTCCGAAAATTGTAACAAAGAAAAAATATTACCGAACGGTAGAGTTGTTCCCTGTGGTAAATACAACGGATACAACTATTTTTATGATAAACTGAGTGAAAGAGAATATTATACCGGAAGTAGAGTAAGAAATATAAGTCACGATTTAAGATTGGTAAATTTTTTTAGAGATCCCTATTTTTTGAAACATGCTCCTGAAAATAAAATCTTCAACTTGATTGCTGCAAATTTACTTTACAATAATCCGTATGGAACAAATGAAAATACTTCGATAGAAGGTATAACAAACGTAATTTCTTTATCGCGATTTCTAATAAAAGTCGTGATGGAGGAAGATTTCGTAAAAAAAATGAATTCTTCCTTTGAGGGATATGAAAAAGTTGGCACGATGAATATTTATCTAGATAAATCAAGGGAACTAGAATATATTGTATAGTTTTTTTATGTATCGTTTCTATTTTCTACCGAACCTGCGATATAAAATCAACAATCTTCCCTGTAAATTTTTCGACAAATTAAACAAAATAATGGAAATCACCGTTGGATTACGAATCAATAATCCAATACCCTTTTTTGGGCTGTAACCATCAAAATAACTAAAAGGAGAATATATATTTGCCATCGTCTCCGTAATCACAATCACAAAGAATCCTTGAAGCGCGAATTGTAATATGACTTTGAATGCCAACGAGGCGTTACTTTCAGTTTCCGCTTCTTTTGGATCAAAGGGAGGCAATAATTTTCCATCGACTAAAGAAGAGAGGAGAACGGCAACAGAAACATAGATGGTGATTACCCAAATGTAATCTAAAAGAGCAAAGGTGTATTTTTTAATAGTTTTGTTCATTTTCTATTTTTATTTTCGTGGTGATTTTATTTTCGTCTTATATTTGATTCACAAAAAAATTAAACCTTTTTGTGGATTTACAGATTCGGTGGATTTTACAGATTCGTATTCTTTTTAGGAAGACATTCCTTTTCCGGTAAAGTGATTGTAATTGTCAACGCAATTGTTCATCGGTTGGTAAGGAACTGGATTGGCTAATGCCGATTCGCTGGCAGGTAAATTAATACTTCCGGTGGAGTAAGAAGGAGTGTAAGGAACATTATTCATAAATTGGTCGTATCCTTGTCCGCCTCTGTATCTTCTCTTGGTTCTTCTACCTCCGCAACTTTTTTTACCTCCATAACTTCTGCAACTTTTTTTACCGCCTTTACAAGAACGAGCGCGGTTCGATTTCTTTTTGTACATTTTCGTCATTCTTTTCTTCAAAGACCCCAAAGTCATTTTTTTTCCGCCTTTCATTCTCTTATACTTATTGACTATATTTTTTATTTTTCTTTTGAGAGTTTTTTTATTATAATTATGGCGTTTTCGTGAAACACCGCGACGACCTCCACTCATAATCGAGGCATTTGCAGCATCCACATTATAAACCACACGAGGCAATCCAAATTCTACGCCAGTTGCTTTGGAAGTAAAATTGGCAGGATCATTTGAACCGTCGACATTCACATATCGAGAGTCCACGTTGCTAAAAGGTGTTACTGCATTTGTATTAAAAACGCCAGGATTGGTAATATTCATTTTAAATCTGTTGGTTTTTGTTTTTCTATATATTGTATATACTATACCAATATTTTTTTATTGTAGTATGGCTTTTTTTGTGGATATTCATTTTGAAGATTTCTTGGATTTTGGTAATTTCTAGAATGTTGGGTAGGATACTTTTTGTATTGATATTGTGTATTTTGTGTATTTTGTCCACCGTAATTATTTTGTCCACCGTAATTATTTTGTCCACCGTAATTATTTTGTCCACCGTAATTATTTTGCACATTTTGACTATATTTCCGTTTTTGTAAATAATATTGTTCTCCATCACGATTCAATTGATTCAGTTCCATTTTTGTAATGACTCTTTCATTTTTTCCAGCCAAAGAACAAGGAGCCCATCTTCTAAACTTGTTGTTGTATTTACAAACCATATTGTATTTTTTGTCCAAATGAACAAACTTATCGGGTCTGTCATCTTGAAATTCCTCATCGTCATCACTTTCTTCCAACGCGTCTAAATTTTTGTTTTCTTTAATCTTTCTAAAGTATCCGTTCATAAAAACGCTCGTTTTGTAATCCGGTATATACGCCACATCAACAAATTCGAATTTATCGTTTTCTTTTTCTAATTGTGGATTGTAAACAAACAAATTGTAAATATCATTTTGTACATCTGCAGTTAGGCGAAAGACAACCTCCTTGTTAGGATCTATATTCTTGAATTGAGGTTGGGACCTATCTCCTGCATTCTTTGCTTGAGTGTAATTATTATAATGATTGAATTGATTTGCTCCGTGAATCATTTGCTGTAATTCGGTGTATTCTAAAACACATTTCTTCTCCGGATAATGAAACTGAATACATTTTATTTTGTACGGAACACAATTCAACTGTTTCATTAAATTGTCTATTGTTTTTGACATCAACGGCAACCCAAATATCCACTGGTTTTTCATACACGATTCTTGTTTCAAATAGGTCATCGAAAACATTTCTTTGTATATTTTTATTTTTTCAGCTCCTAGTGTCGCGCGTGGAATCGTTTTGGATTTGTACTGTAACACATCTTCTAGACAAAAAAACGGATTGTGGTCATAATAAAATATGGTGCCGTAGAAAATGGAACCATACGCTATTTTCTCGTGAAA